TTTTCAATAGCTGAATGAAGATCATTGACATTAGTAAAATCGCCATAAGTGGCAGTTTTATTCATAGTTGATAATAATCCTTCAGTATCATAACGTTCGATCATATTTTGAATACGGAGGCCTTCGGCGAATTCTCCATTTGTCAGGGACTCACCGACTGTTTTGAAACCAACCCTAACGGGCGGATCATAAGCTGAGCGGAATTTAGGTTTAATACTTTTATCTAAAGAGGTCTTTGCCATATTTTTTCCTTAATGCATTACGTTGTTTCCAATTATAAGAATTCCATAATTGTTGTTTTCGAGATTTTGATAAGTTAGGCCAACTTTGATTAACTCGTATAGTTAAAGGTTCTGATTTATTAGCTACTCCAGAACCAAGTCCTTTTCTTTTAAGACTTTCATTAGCAATGTCTTTTATAAATTGATTTGCATCTCCTTCAGCTTTCATAACATCTGAAGTATTAGCAGTAGTTCTAATATCTTTAACTAAGCCCTTAGCTTCTATACCTAATTTTTTTAAAGCTTCAGTACCAAGAGTACCAAGTTGATTAATCCAACTGGTACGTAAACTCATAGGAGACATTTGAAAATTAGGGTGTGTTTTATTATGTTTATTAAACCAGTCTATATCCATTTTTGATAATTCAGCTAGGTTACGGGCATTACTAGCATTAGCAGACATTTGTTCTGTTTGAGCCATTAATTGCATTGATTGCATAGCTTTTTCAAAATTATTTTGAGGTTTGGACATAGCACCAGAAGGTGACGATGCACCACCTAATTTACCTGAAAGTATAGGATTTAAACCAGCACGTTCAAGGTCTGCCATTTGTCTTTGATGAGCAGTTGAAGACATTCTTTCCTGAAAGGCCATTTGTTCACGAGCAGAAGCTTGTTCAGCTTTATTACGACTATGAGAACCTAGAAATGATAAACCACCACCAATTATATTACCAAAAGGTATAAAAGGTTTAGCAATATCTAGTATTTTACCAAACATTAGAACCTGCTAAGTGTAATAGGTGTAGCATACATTGGTAATGGTCTTGCACATCTAAGTTTAAAGAAGATATCGAGAAAGAGATCTGGTTGAGTAGCAGTAGCAACAATTCTATCGATTGGAGGATCTTCTTCAATAAAAGATGAATTTAAAGCAGGAAGTGCAGTAAAGTCTTGAGCAAGATGCCAAGCATCTAAAGTACCTGTAACATTAGGTCTCATTAAACCAGTTAATTGATTATTTTTATATCTAAGCTCTGCGTATTTTTCGGCATAACCGAAAATACCACTATCGTCAGAAGTATTTTGTACAAAGATTTCTTGATTAAGTATTCCTTGTTCTCCTAAATGGGCAAAAGCAGGCCAGTAAAAGTCGTATCTATCTCTATATGACCATTCTCTAGCAATACCTTGAAAGTAGTTAAGGTCTGAAAAGACACAAGCAAGTCCAACAACACAACCATGTTCAGTGAACGATTTTGAGAATTTGTGTCCAGAGAAACCAACAGTACCGTAACCACTCATATTGGCTTGAGGAGTAGTTGTATCGGTACTACTAGTCTGAGGAATAGGGGTTACATTAATTCTTGATCTACCAGAACCTAAGAATTCAGGTCTATCTAATCTAGCATCACCAGTAAGTGTGCCAAACATTGAATATATAATTTCTTTATATCGTTGACCGCCAATCTGTGATCTTTCTAAGAAAGCTTGCAGTTGAAAAGATTCTCTAAGTTGATTAATAGTGGCTGAGGCTGCCTCACTAAGGTCAGCTACAATATTAGGATATCCAGAGTTATTAGGATCTTCTTCTAAGTATATAGATCCATCAGCACCAGATGGGTCGAACATTTTATAATTTGCATAGTTAACAGTACCAGTTTGTCCAGTTTCATATACATTTCCAGAAGTATAGGGATAAGTTTGTGTATTAGTACCAATACCATGAACAGGGGCTTCAGTACCTAAAGGTAATTTAACTGCATTTCCACCAGCTTGAGGATTAGGTAATGCACTGGTATAGTAATCAAAACGCTTACCACGTTTTAAAAGAACATAATCAGTAGCAGTATCGGGTCCATCATCTAAATCTACAGTTACACTGTCTTGAATCCATTGTGCTCTAAACCATTCATTCCAAATAAGGTTGTAAGCTCTACCAGCAAAGTTATTGTATGAAATAGAAGTACCAACGGGTAATCCAAAGTAATCATATAATGATTTTGAAGCTACAGTATTAGCAGTAATTTGAGGACATAAATAGTCAATTGATGAAGTTGGGTTATCTCTTTCTCCCATGAATCTCTGCCAATTAGTCCAAATTAGTCTATAAGGTACAAAGAAGTAGAAAGTTTCTAAGTATAAGTTATCCATTATTGGGTGAATAGGTGTATTAAGTCTTCCAAAGCCATGAGCTTCCATTTGAAAAGTATCAGAAGGATAAACTTGATCAAAGAAAATGGGATATAAATATCCAGCATCTATTGTTGTTTTTAATCCAAAAGATCTATCAAATACAGATCTTTGAATATTTGCCTTAGGACCTCGAGAGAAGTCTTTAGTTGTATCACTGGGAAGTCTGCCTGAAGGTCCAAAAGCTACCATAATTTATTCCTTTTCCATATCTGAGGGTAATTTAATTGAGATTAGTTCGGCTACAGTTTGATGATTAGCCGGTTCACATACACCGTTTTCATCGTCATATAAACCGATATTGATTAAAGTGTAATTATCAGGAAATTTAGTCCAAGGATTATTGGGATCTCTTTGCATAATATCCTGGAGGCCACGCATAGCGGAGCCATTATTAACCTCCAAGAATGGAGGTGAATAGAGTTTTGAAACATTATCAAATACAGTAAACATATTTTTAGTCATTTTTTTTACCTTCCTAAAGTTGAAAGTAAAAAGTTACATAATATTTCTTATGAGTCAAGTTCTAATTTTCTCATAAGTCTATTTATTTTAATAGTAGTACATTCTTCAAGTACAGAAAGGCGATCGCCTTCTTCTCTAGGTTGATTAAATACGTCGTCCATTTCAGAAATACGTTTTTCTTTAATTTTTTGAAATACATCAGGTTGATCTTTTTTTAATAGTTCATCGTAATAACGAGGAGGTTTGGAAAAGAATATATTGTCTCCTCTTTTAATGGCTATTATATCATTAGCATGACATGATTTCCAACCCCATTTTTCATACCATGATTGACCAATACCAGGTCTTCTTGACATAGTACAATACTCTGGTTGTCTATTAAGATTTTTATGTTGATCTTTACGATCATCTGTTTTTTTAAATATATAACGTGCTACATAAGAAGCACTTTCGAAGGTTACATTTCCTATATAGGAAAATCCATAAGGCCAAAGGTCTTGAAGTTGCTGCGAAGTATATAATTTATATTTTTTTGAAGATAGTTTATGTTCGTCTTTATCAGGAAAGTCATAACCGAACAATAATACATGATAATGAGGTCTACCTTTTTTTTCACCATATTCACCACAGTGAAAGTATCTAAGTCCTTGTAATTGAGTATGATTACGCACTTTCTTCATAAAATTCTGAAAGGTCGCAACGTTAAGAGAACCATCTTCAGGAAGGTTCTCATTATTAAATGTTAGTGTTAAGAAAGAATTATGTTTATGCATACTAGCTTCATGGTGACATCTAACAGCCCATTGTCTAGCATATTCGAGTCTACACCCTCTACACTTACCACAGGGTAAGTTGATTATTTTAGCGGTTGATGGTATCCAACCCTTACTTCTTGGGAAAAATACATTTTCACCGTCATACCGAACTGTGAGTGGGTGATAACAAGGCATATCATTAGATTCTATAACCGCCTCTCATAGGACGCATATGATTACGTCTATGAACTCTTTTAGCGGTTTTCCTAAATACTCTTCTTGAGTGTCTACGTCTCATTTTATATCTATGGGCCATTTTTAACTCCTTTTTATTGATTGGCGGTCAGTACGCACATTTAGAACAAGAGATAAATGTGCGGCTCAAGAACCATCATTCGATGGTTCTTGAGTTTTCTCAACTTTAGGTTGAGATTCTTCAATTGGTTCCGATTGTATTTTAGGTCTGGGATTTTCTATTAATCCCATATCGACTAATTCGTCGTAATTTTCATTATTAGACGCAAAGTCATAGAATAATTTAGGATCGTTTCTAAAACGTTCTCTAATATATGAAGGTATAGTTTGGAAGTCTTCATTTGCATTATTAACTTTTTCAATAGCTGAATGAAGATCATTGACATTAGTAAAATCGCCATAAGTGGCAGTTTTATTCATAGTTGATAATAGTCCTTCAGTATCATAACGCTCGATCATATTTTGAATACGGAGGCCTTCGGCAAATTCTCCATTTGTCA